TCTATTTCTTTCTTTTTTCCATTTTCATCAATAACTTCTAGTGTTTCACTAAGTAGTATTTCTTGCGTAGTTCCAGGTCTTCGACTTGCTGGGTACTGCAGTATAGTACGTGGACTATATAAAGCAACATAAGGCACTTCATTAGAGTCGATGTCAACTAAAACACCGCTTCTACCAAAACCTAAAATCATATCACAGATTTCTCTAGATAGATCATAAAATGAAGCACCGTTGAGCATAACATCATCAAGAACATACGTAAAAGAATCAGGAAAATTAATATCAAAAGGCTTTCGTAAAATTGCGCCTTTTAAACCTTGACGAGTTCGTGACAATGCATTAAATAAAATACCAAAATTTTTATACGTATCATATGCCATTGAGTTAATTTTCTGCCCCTCTAACCGAGGAGTGTACCTTTCACTTTTTTCTTTTACTTTCCTTTCCCCTGAAAAGAAGTCTTCAAGGTCGATGTAATCCTCTGTGTAATTTTCCAATTTATTTCTCCTGTTTAAGTTTCTTTCTTAATTCCTCTAATCTGTCATCATATTTTTTAAATCTGGAGCATCTACCGTCACGAACACTCAGAACAATTAAATCAGGACTACATGTAAGGTAGTTAAAACAATTAGTACAAACTTTTTTAGTGTTAAAATCGTTCATGAATCACCAATTTGAGTTCACGATTCGAGCTCTCGGTCTAATCGGCATCTCGTACGCTATAGGATAAGAGAAACTATCATTCTGATGATCGAATCCACTCTTCTTGTCTGGTTCGCCATTTGTATCGTAGCTCTGTTGCTCTAAACAACTTGCAATAGTCGGACATAAAATATGATTGACGAACAATTTACCGTCTTCAAAAGCTTTATTGGTTGCAAGTATTCTATTTTTTACAAGAGGATTAGCTGAGTTATGTTTAACAATAAATCTAGCTTCACGTAATAATGAAATATCTGAAGAATTTGCATTCATCGATTTTCTACTATTGCCGGAGGCATCTGGATACACTGTGATTGAATGTCCATTCCATTTTTCTTGAATAATTTTTACCATGTCAGGAGTATCAAAAACTTCTTTTAATTCAGCCACTGCATGCCAATCATTTTGTCTTTTAACAAATACAGATGCTGCCATGTGCTGAACGTTAAAGTCCATTCCCAAGTACAAAGGCTCTTTGTCTTGAATTGATTCTGTACTATTACAAGTCTTTCTGTCATATTTGCGATACACAGTGCCAGAAGTTAAGTTAACAAACTGTCCATCAATGTATGCATCAATCAACTCACTTGGATAAGTTTCTATGAGAGAAGGAATATAATCAGGAGGTAAATTCTTTTCATTATCGTACGTACTGGCTTGAATAAGACCATAATTATTCAAAAGTTCTGGTTTTTCTAAAGGGTTCTTATAAAAAAGTTGGTACACATACTTAAAACCTTCAGGAGTAGTAGTTACATCAATTCCATTCTTTAAATCTATTATTTGATATCTCATTCTGGCAATAATTTTCTGCCAAGCGATTTTTGCTTTATGCGTTGGTAAAGTATCTAACTCATCAACCAATGCATGACCAATTTTAAATCCAATAATTGATTGAGGGCGTTCTAGTGAACGACAAATTGTTGTGCCTCTATATTGACCACCTGAATAGAAGTTTACTTCTTTATTCGCTTCTTTTATATCAACAACCATATCAAACAAATATGCAACTTCTTCAATTGTCGGATAAAAAATATCACGAATATGAGGAAAAGTCGGAGCAAAATAACCTTGATTAATGCCAGGCCACTCATAAAAGTGCTTACATATTGCCATGCATCCTGTAAAAGTCTTAGAACTACCATAGCCAGCTACAAAAGCTCTAAACTTCTGAGACATAGCTAAAAACTTAGCTTGCGGTATGATCGCTCTAATTTTAAGAGATTCTTCCATCTTCAGCAATAATCTCCACTTTAACTGGTGTTGATTTGTCTGTATCTCCTGTCATCGTAGCAGACTCTACATAGCCTCGAGCCTTACCTTGAGTGCTTAACAAATATTTTATGGCCCAAGGCTCTCCATTCATAACAGCAATAGTAAGAGCGACTTCTGCAATGTCTAGTCTCTTACTCATACTTGCTTTTTCAAATATTTGTGCGTTAGTCATAGATACTCGATTTAAACATTATAATAATTTTTCAGCCATTGCGTAAATTCGACTTCTTCAAGCTGAACGAATCCCTTTTCCAATCCTATGAACTGAGCCGAGATCAGGAATTTCCATGGTTTCCTGTTCTGGCGGTATGCTACAACAGGAATTGACCCAGGAACTGTGTTTGCTGCTTTTTTAACTTGGACCCACCAATCGCGTTTTGCAAGAGCTTCGCACCGCTTAACTTCAAACATGAACGGAGCAACTTCGTTAATGTCTGAACCACCATTTCGTACTTGGTCGAGATTTCTTTCTGGAGTTTTCTGCAGATTCAAAGTTTCTTGCAGCCATCTACAAAATTCACGCTCTCCGCCTGCTCCTTTTCCTCGTCCATTAATCATTCTGCTTTCGTCCCTCCAAGCAAAACTCTAATATCAGTTAAAAGCACAACGATTTCATTGAGTTTCCAGTACCAACGTATCACTTCACGAAAGATTGCAAAAATAATTACACAAACTACGAGCAATATGCCAAACATTAAAACAGCGTCCATTTCATTTCCTTATTCATATAAGTCTTTAAAGACTATTTTTATATTATAAAATGCTTCTCCCAGTCCACCAAAAAGCCAAAAACACAGAAACAAAAGCGGAACACATACAATTATGCTCGGCAATAAAAGCAGTCTGTGAATAAAGCGTATCATGCAGGTTCCTTTATCGTGTACGTTACTTTACCAAACAGCTTTTCTTTTGCAGGACTATGATCTAAGTCAAGCACAACTTCAGTGCCTTTCATGATATACTTCACAACGTAGTTTTTATCTGTGTCAAATTCAACGCAATGATGAACCATCTCACCATCTAAAAATACTCGATAAATGTCAGTCCAACTTGTTATACCGTATAACTTTGTAATTTTAGGGCTCACTTTTTGACCTACTTGTATGCGCGGCATACTCGCTCCTTTATTTTTAGTGTTTTACTCCTGTTTTTCAAGCATATCCATCATCTTTTGTTGCATTTTAACTTTAAGTTCTTTTTCTTCCACTTCGAGTCGCGCTCCAGTGAGCGCCATCAATTCTTTTGCATCAATAAGACTTACTTTACCTAACTTAATAAGCTTAATAATGTCTTGTGAAGTCTCAGCACTGATCTTTTTAGTCTGCTGTGAAGTTGACAGAAGAGGTTGAACGAGTCTAAGAATATTATCTTGCTCTTTACGATCAAAATATTGATAGTTTTCTGGTACTTCGCTGTGTTTACCCATAGCAAGTTTAGTGCGATAATCAAGGATTTCCCATGCAGTATTTATAACAACGTCAATAATGTCATTAAGTGATTTTTTAACCACGATTTACTCCACAATTAACTTCCCATGGCGCTTCTTGTTTTGCACAAAAATCACCGCAAACTTCACTACAAAATGTTCGCGGTCGACTCTCATGTTCTTTTTTATTTTTGATTATCTCTCGTTTTCTATTTCGATACCTCATTGCTGCATTATTCTTTAATTCTTTTCGATGAAGTTCATCACAAGCAGAGCATCGCTCTGGTACTCTACCAGCAGCTCTCTCTGTATCAAAATATTGCTTACATCTAACGCATTCTGTTTTTCTATATTGTATTTTTCCACTTGTTCTGTGTTTTGCACACACTTCTATTTTAGAAGCATACTGACTTTTATCAGTTGTGCCACAGCTGATGCGAACTAGTTGTTCTTTTGTATTAATGCACCCACATTCGCAGATGTAGTATAGTGTCGACATGTTTATCCTTTCCTATTTGTACTTATTATACTTCTTTTTTCATACCTTGTACATCTTTTAAAATAATATTATGATATACTTCAATATTATACTAACTAATACTAAAAAATGTCAAAAAATGTAATCATCTCTATATCTTATATATATATATATATATAATATAAATAATATAAAAGAATAGAAGTGCAAGAATGAATGGGTATTCATATACATAGGTACCAAAATAACAAGGTACCA